CCTTGGGCGTTTTTTCCAATGGTGAAGCTACACCTGCCAAACGTGGGAGGCCACGCAAATGATTAAGCCATTAAGAGACAAGATATTTGTCAGACCTGAAAAGCGCATTCAGTCCACTCTTTATATTCAAAGTGCAGAAGTTGACACCGTAGGGTATGTTTCGGCAGTTGGAGATGAAGCAGCAGAAGAAGGTCTAAAGGTAGGCGATAAGGTTTACTTTGGTACACTAGCCAAAGATTACAAAGATGAATACTTAAAGTATACTAATTTCAAGAACAATGATGAAAACATGATTGTTATGAGTTGGCAAGATGTATGTTTTATTGAGGAGACTGAATAATGGCAACAGGTTTGTACGCTAATATCCACGCTAAACAAGAACGCATCAAGCGTGAAAAGGCTGAGGGTAAAAAAGTAGAAAAGATGAGAAAGCCTGGCACAAAGGGCGCACCTACTGCCGAGGCATTTAAACAATCTGCTAAAACGGCAAAGAAATGAAAAAGCACGACAAGCCTATAGAACACAAAACCACGGGTAAAGGTAAGACTTACAACCCTACGGACAAAGGTGCTGGAATGACCGCCAAAGGGCGTGCTGAGTACAACGCCAAGAATGGTAGCCATTTAAAAGCACCAGCTCCTAATCCTAAGACCGAGAAAGATAAAGGGCGCAAGGCTAGTTTTTGTGCCCGCATGGAAGGTGTAGTCAAGAACGCTAAAGGTCCTGCTGAAAGAGCTAAAGCATCATTAAAGAACTGGAACTGTTAATGCCATTAATCAAATCAACATCGCCCAAAGCATTTAAAGAAAACATTAAAGCTGAAGTAAAAGCGGGAAAACCTGTTAAACAAGCTGTTGCTATTGCTTATGCTGAAAAACGTGAAGCGCAAAAGAAAGCAAAAAAGAAGTGATTATTGAGCAATTTGCAGTTGATGAATTAATACCTTACGTTAACAATTCAAGAACTCATACAGATCAACAAATTGCACAAATAGCAGCATCAATTAAAGAATTTGGGTGGACAAATCCTATTTTGGTTGATGGAAACAAAGGCATTATTGCTGGACATGGACGTTTATTAGCGGCAAGAAAGTTGCAAATGAACAAAGTGCCAGTAATACAGTTAACACACTTAACAGACAATCAAAAAAAAGCATTGATTATTGCTGATAACAAATTGGCATTAAATGCGGGATGGGATGCTGAAGTATTACAATTAGAATTAGAAGCGTTAAAAGATGATGAATTTGATGTAAATGTATTAGGTTTTACTGACGAAGAATTGTTAGCAATGTTTGCTGATTTTATGCCTGATGCAATAGATGAAATAGATGAAGTAAATGAAGCGGTCAATTTTATTATCAAATGCGACAATATAGCGCAAAAAGAAATAATTAAAGCAAAACTAGGTATTTCTGCTGAAAAAATCAGTTTTGACGCATTTATGGCATTTATTGATGGCTGATTTATTAATTATTGAAACAGTTCCACGAGCTGTAAATCCAATAGATGCTCATGTTAGAAACGCATTAGCTATACAAAAAGAATTAAGAATATTGGGTCACAAAGTAGATTTACTTTACATAGAAGAAAATTCAAAACGTGTACAAAAAAAATACGATGTTGTTTTAGTCAGTTATGCTACACAATTTCCAATGATTCACGAATTGGAAAAAATAGAACAAATTAATGCAAGCAGCGTTTGGGGTTGGCTTACAAATGAATACAATTTAGCTCCAAATGGGATGTTTTATAAAATATTTAAAAAAACAAGTTCATTCATTCTTACCAATTATGCAAAAGGCGCAGTCAAATTTAATTGTTTTGATCGTGATTACACAGTAAATTTAAATACATTGCTTTATGAAGAAAAGCCAGTAACAAAGAAAACACACAATTTTATTTATTACGGCACATATAGAACAGATAGAGAATTTTATTTCAAGAAATACTTAACAGAAAACGTGTATTTATCTACAAGTACAAAGAATCATAAAAAATTTATGCACATTGGATGCAAAGCAAAACCAATTATGAAATTTAGTTGGAATAAACCAGCACTATTAAACTTTAGATATTCTTTATACATGGAAGATACATTTACACACAATCACTTCAATAATTTAGCAAACAGATTTTATGAGAGTTTAGCTTGTAATTGTGTACTTTTGTTTGATAAATCATGTGAAAAAACTTTAAAACTAGCAGGAATTACAGACTACGAACAGTTTCTTATTGATGGAACAGACGATTTAAATAAATTTAATGAAAAAAATTATGCGGAACTAATGGAAATACAACAAAAGTGGAAGGATACAGTTAGAATTGATCGTGTTAAGACAGCTAAACAAATATCAACGATCATAGAGGAAGAATCAAATGCAAACAAAGAGAGACTTAGTAAAACAAGCAATTGAACAAAAAGACTTTAAGAAAGCTATTAGCATAGCATCTAAATTTTCAGGTAAAGATATGAACCCTGTTAAGGACGCTCAATTAGCAATACAAAACCCATCTTTTTACAAACAGATAGGTAAAAACCCTGAACAGATTATTGAACAAACAATTGCGTATATGTGTGTTAAATTTAGCACACAAATGTAATACTTTTTCCTACCCCGCAGAAAATTATAACTTATTGATTTTATTTAGGATATACTAAAAGGACATTAAACACTTACTGTTAATAAAAGATGGTCGAACACCAACCTACTGATAAAACACAAGCACAGGTGCAACAAGCATCAGGTTTAGGTTTGCCACACGATCAAATAGCAGCATTAATAGGCATCAGCGACAAAACACTACGTAAGCATTACGCAATTGAATTGGCGTTAGGAAAAGCGCAAGCAAGCGCATCAGTAGCTAAGTCTTTGTATAACAAAGCAATCAAAGGCGATACTACAGCAATGATATGGTGGACAAAAGCACAGATGAAATGGTCTGAAACTGTTAAACAAGAAATAACAGGCGAAAATGGTGAAGCATTAATACCAAGTATTAACATTTCATTTGTTAAACCAAAAAATGTTGGCGAAACGGCTTAGCCCCGTGGGATGAAAATATTAAAGAGTGTTGTTCGCCCGACCCTGCTTTATGGGAGCGCCAATTTTGGAAGAAGTTAACCAAATAGAATTCCCACTTAAACTGCAATGTTTATTTGAGCCTGCACGTTATAAAGTATTGTGGGGTGGGCGTGGAGGTGCTAAATCTTGGGGTATTGCTAGAGCTTTATTAATTATTGGTGCTAATAAGCCAATCCGTGTGCTTTGCGCCCGTGAATTCCAAACATCTATTAAAGACTCAGTACATAAGCTGCTGAGCGACCAAATCATTAATATGGGGTTAACAGACTTCTATGAAGTGGTTGACCGCACTATTAGGGGCAAAAATGGGTCGGAGTTTAATTTTGTCGGCCTGAAAAACAATGTAGCCAACGTCAAATCTTATGAAGGTGTTGATATATGTTGGGTAGAGGAGGCGCAATCAGTATCGGCAAGGTCTTGGGACGTATTGATTCCGACAATTCGTAAAGAACAATCCGAGATTTGGGTAAGTTTTAATCCTGAACTGGCCACAGACAACACTTATCAACGGTTTATTCTTAATTCACCAGCTAATGCAATAGTTCAAAAGATCAATTGGTCTGATAACCCGTGGTTTCCTGAGACGCTAAAGTTAGAAAAAGATGCGCTTAAAATTAGAGATATTGAGGCGTACAACACGGTTTGGGAGGGTATTTGTAGGGTTACGGTTGACGGTGCTATATTTGCCAAAGAAATGCAATTAGCTGAGATGGAAGACCGCATCACAAAGGTTAACTATGACCCGACAAAGCCCGTACACGCAGTATTTGACTTGGGATGGTCAGATGCTACGGCAGTATGGTTTGTCCAGTTTATTGGGATGGAAACACGATTAATACGGTATATGGAGACAAGCCAAGAAACAATTAGCGCCATATTAGCCAAAATGCAGACATTTGGTTACATATACGATACATTGTGGTTGCCACACGATGCTGAGAACAAGACATTGGCAGCAGCTGGGCGGTCAATAGAAGAAATAGTGCGTTCATCAGGCTATAAAACTAGGATTATTCCTAGAACGCCAGTTGTGGACAGTATTAATGCAGCACGAACGATTTTTAGGAATTGCTGGTTTGATAGAGATAATTGCGTAGATGGGCTACAATGCCTTAGACACTATCGTTATGAGGTTGATCCTGATACTAAGCAATTCAGTCGCACACCGCTACATGACCAATATTCACATGGCGCAGATGCGTTTAGGATGCTAGGATTGATGATACAAGAGCCTAAGAAAATGGTAGTTAAAAAACCCGTGTTTGAACATAGCAATTGGATGGGATGATTATGTCCGAAAATCAAAGCGACTTTGACCCACGTATTGACGAGGCTAAGAAATTCTTAAAATTAGCCAATGATGCTGACACTAACAACAGATCAGAGGCGTTAGAAGACTTAAAGTTTGCCGCTGGTGACCAATGGCCAGTTGAGATACAAAACAGCCGTACTTTAGAGGCACGCCCTTGTTTGACCATCAACAAAATTGATGCGTATGTGCGTCAGGTCACAAATCAACAAAGACAACAACGCCCACGCATTAAAGTCCACGGCATGAACAGCCAAAGCGATGCAAAGGTAGCTGACATACTTACAGGCATTTGCCGACACATTGAGGTCAATTCAGACGCTGACCACGCCTACGACAACGCCTTTAACTATGCTGTACGCATGGGATTTGGTTATTGGCGTGTCAAAACCGACTATGTACGTGAAGATTCATTTGACCAAGAAATCTATATTGAACCGATTCACAACCCATTTACGGTTTATTTTGACCCCAACAGCACATTGCCCGATGGTTCAGACGCTGAGAAATGCCTAATTACACAGGTTGTAAGCAAAGAAATATTCCGCAAGATGTATCCTGATGCTGATGACGGCACAGGATTTAGCCAACGTGGAACTGGGGATAGCAACGCAGAATGGGTAATGAAAGAAGATATTCGTATAGCCGAGTATTTCTATACTGAAAGAAAACCTGACAAACTGTGTCTTTTAAGCAACGGTATAAAGAAATTTAGATCAGAATTGCCAAAACAAGACGAATTGTTGGCAATAGGCGTTGTGGTGATTGATGAGCGTGCATCTTTCCGAAAAGAAATTAAGCAAATTAAATGTACAGCTATTGAGGTATTAGAAGAAGGCATTTGGCCATCAAAGTACATACCAATCGTGCCCGTATATGGGGAAGAATTTGTTGTTGAGAACAAGCGCAAGAAATATGGCTTAGTTCGCATGGCAAAAGACCCACAAAGAATGTACAACTTTTGGAAGACTGCGCTTACAGAATCTGTTGCATTAGCACCTAAAGCCAAATGGTTGCTTGCAGAGGGTCAAGACGAGGGGCATGAAAACGAGTGGGCAATGGCTAATATTAAAGCTATGCCAGTATTGCGTTATAAGCAAAAAGACATTGAGGGCGTGCCTGCTCCAGTACCCACAAGAATACAGCCTGAAGCACCACCAGCGGGCATTATTGCCGCAGCAGATGGAATTAACGCTGATATGCAAGCTGTTTTAGGTATATTTGATCCAAATCAAATGGCCACGGGCAACATTAGTGGCAAAGCATTGAATGGTCAACAGCAACAAATTGACCTTACCAATTTCCATTATTACGACAACCTTACACGATCCATTAAACACACAGCCAAAATCATTCTTGATTTAGTGCCTAAGATTTATGACCAAGCAAGGGTAATGCGGATCATTGGTGACGATGGCAAGCCTGATTTGGTGGACATTAACAAGCGCCAACAAGATGAGCAAGGCGTAATGACCATATTAAATGACGTTACCGTGGGCGAGTACGATGTGGTAATGGATACAGGACCAGGCTACAACAGCAAGCGTATTGAAGCGGTAAATAGCATGATGCCTATGCTTTCAGCCGATCCGAACCTAATGAATGTGGCTGGAGACTTGATCTTTAGGAATATGGACTTCCCTGGCGCTGATGTTATTGCTGATAGACTTGCAGCGGCTAATCCTTTGGCACAAATTGATGACAAATCACCAGTACCGCCACAGGTTCAAATGCAATTGGCGCAGTCTAAGAAAACGATTGAAGAACTACAGCAACAGCTACAGGGTATGCAATTGATGCTTAAAAACCGTAGCGATGTTGAACAGCTCAAGCAAGATGCTGAGACCAAGCGTACCTTGATTAAAGAGACTAATAGGGCGCATGAAATTGAATTGCGTGACCAAGAACGCCACAAAGACATGGTGATGCGTACAGATACTATGGCACATGACACCGTAATTAAGACGCAAACCCAATTAGAAATTGAGCGCATGAAAGCTGATTTGGCCGTTTATCTTGCCCAATTGGACAGATTGAGCGAGAAAGCAGCCACGGTTGAAGCTATCGAGCGTGCTATTTGACAAAGTAAGAAATTCGTGTAATATTTACACAAACCTTACCGATTAGGTAAATCGGGTTAATTCTTAGGTGTTACCTATGTCTGAAAAAGAAGCAGGACAAGTCCTGACAAGCGAGAATAGTGCTGAGTTTTATGCTAACAAACTGAATTTAGCTGATAGAGACGATGATGTGGCGGTTGAGGATACTCCCGAGCCATCAGAAGAATCAAATCAGAGTGAATCAGATGCAGAACAAAGCAAGCCTACAGAGGAACGTAAGCAGAATCCAAAGTTAGAGAAAA